TTCGACACCGGCAAGCCGATCGACGGCAACGGCAAACCGTCGCGGTGCAAATCGACGGGGCATGCCGACTTCGACGCGTTTTACGCGGCGTTCCCGAAACACGAAGCCCCCGACGATGCGAAACGCGAATACGAACGGGCGATAAAGCGGGGGGCCGACCATGCGGAAATCATGGCGGGCGTTGCCCGGTATGCCGCGAAGGTCGAAGGCTGGGAACGGCGATACGTGAAGCCCCCGGCCGGGTGGTTGAAGGGCGGCCGGTGGAAAGACGAAAGCGAAACGGAAACACGGGGGCAAGGCTATGAACGGCAATCAGATCGCGATACCGGACCAATTTTCGCGGGCACGCAACGCGCGACTGAAATTAGACAACGCGGCGTCTCGGCTGGGCTTCTTAGGCGAAGGATGGAACACCGCTGAACCGCTAGACGATGCCGAAACCGCCAGCTTGCCCGCCCTGATCTCGGCGGCCGACGATGCCGTGTTGCCCGCCAGTGTCGAACTTTTCGCGCATGCCTTCGATCGCTTTTTGCAGTGGGTCGAAATGTGCGGGTTGGTGAAATTTCCGACGAACGATGCCGACAGGGCGGCCCGGTTTGCCGAGATAACCGAAGCGTATTTCGATGACCTGGGGCATTTGCCGCCCGATGTTCTGACCGATGCGCTAACGGCCGTGCGTCGGCGGCACAAGTGGTCACGCTTGCCGAACCCGGCCGAAATCCTGTCGGAAACCGCCGACGAAATGACGCGACGGCACATGATTCGAAACCGGGCGCGCATGGTTGACGAACGGGCCGCCCGCCATCGGCGGAACGCGGCCCAGCGGAAGGAACGGGCCGACCGCGAACGGGCCGAACTGGCGGCCGCCATTGCCGCCCAGGATGCCCGCGCGGGCGGCATCGGCCGCATACCGACCGCGCCGGTTCACGGCAACACCGGGCCGGAAATCAAGCGTGCCCGCGACACCCGGCCGTATACGCCCGACCAGCTGGCGGAAGCACGCAAGGCGTTGCAGCTGCTTGCCGATCGGAAAACGCCGATCGACGGCTATGTGCCGCCCCATGAACGGGGGGCTGGGTAATGGCGGGCAAGGTCACCGACCGCGACGCACTGGCAAGCGTGTTCGCCCTGCACCGGCACGTCGGCACGGCCGCGACCCGGATCGACCCGAACGGGCGGCACTGGCACGCCCTGAAGCACGCCGAGCGCAAGGGCTGGGTTTGGTGGCGCGATCCGCAACGGTGCTGCGTCACGATCGACGGGGTGCGGGCACTGGCGCCCTATGGCGTGAAACAGGCGGCCGACGCGTGAAACGGAAGGCGCCCAGGATCACGCCCGCGATGCAACGGGTTTACGCGGCGGTTGCGGCGTATGGCGTGGTTCGGCGCCGGGGTGGTTACGGCGATGCCGACCCCGAAAACCCCGACCCGCGTTTTGCGGCAAGCGTCACGATCGACAAAATGCTATCGCGCGGGCAGCTGGTGCCGGGCGCCAGCTGGGGAACATACACGACACCGGAAAGGGCTTAGGGCAATGGGTAGGATTACGGGCGGCGACTGGTACGTGCCGACCGCCTTGCGGGGCGATGAGGCGGAAGCCAACGGGCAGATTGTCGTGGTCGGGCAACCGGACAACGCGACGCTGGTTGCGGATTGCCGGAACGACTTTTTGCCGGGCGCCGAAGTGCGGTCGAACGCGCGGGCGATAGCGGCGTTGCCGCGCATGGTCATGGCGCTTGCCATGGCCGAAACCCTGATCGGCGACCTGCCGCAAACGCCGACCCGGAAAAACGCGCATGCGGCGATCATGCGGGCGTTGATCCTGTCGGGGCAGCTGCCCGGAAAGGGGGCGGAGTGAGGACGATGCAAAAAATGCTGAACTGGTTGTTCGCGATCTACGCCGTGTGCTGGTCATGCGCCGGGGCGGTCGGCGCTTACATCGCGTTCGCGCAATGAGATACCGCGCGGCCGACCTTGCCCGCCTGGGCGAAGGCGCCCGGCGCCAGATCGCGGCGTTTCGCTTCGCCCAGGCGGCCCAGGTCGACCAGCTGGCGGGCGAAGCGCGCAAGCGGTCGAAGTACGGCGCCGAACCCGTCACGATCGACGGGCGCCGGTTTGACAGCAAGTTGGAGGCGGGGCGGTATCTTGACCTTCGGCGCCTGCAGCGGGCCGGGGTGATTTCGGAACTTGTCTGCCAACCTGAATTCCCGGTGGAAATCAACGGCATTCGTTGTTTCGTGTACCGGGCCGATTTCCAGTACACCGACGAAAACGGGCGAACGATTTTCGAGGACGCAAAGGGCGTTTCCCTGCCCCTGTACCGGCTTAAGAAACGCATCGTGGAAGCGTATTTCGGAATAACCATCACGGAGTTCAGGGCATGACGGACACCCCGGAAGATCGGCCGCCGCATATCGACCCGGCGCAATGGGCGGCCGCGTGCGCGGTGTCGAACGCCCTGATACCGACCGCGCACAAGGTCGCGGCCGACCATGGGCCGATCATGGCGGTTGCCGGGTGCATCATGGCGGCCGCGAACGTCGCGGCGCGGGGCAACATTTCGGCCGAAGTGTTCCGAAGCACCGTGCTGCGCACCCTCTCCCGCATGGTGCGGGAAAACCCCGCGAACGAAAGCAAACCCCATTGAGCCGCCGCGATGATCCGTTGTTGCGGTCGATCGTGCCGGATTGGCGCATCGAGCGATCGGCCGACCACGACGCGCAAGGCGCCGAAACCCTGATCGATGCCGAAGCGCGAACGATTACCCCGGCCGGTGTGGTCGCGGGCTATGGCGCCCGCACGATATCGCCCGTCGAAAGCCTGTACCGCCGCAAGCTGGTCACGCCCCGGCAATACCGGGCGGCCGGGCGCATCTATGCCGCCTGGGCCTTCGGCGTGCATGGCGTTCGGCACCCGGCGCGGGGCTGTTCGGCCTGGGCGCCCGCTGGGGTCACCGATAGCCAGCTTGCCGCCCTGGGTGACTATCGCGAGGTTCGGGGCGCGGTCGGCGCCCGGCTGTGGTGGGTGATACCTCTGGTCGTGCTGCAGGAAACCAGCGTTCGCGAGGTCGCGGCCCGGCGCGGGCAACACCCTTCGGTGGTGACCGAAATTCTACGGTTAGCGTTGGATTACGCCGCTGACCACTATGGATGGTAAAAACCCGCTTGACCCTGTGTAACGACACTGCTATCGATTGGTTATTGTGGAATTCCTCCCTACTGAATCCACTCATGACCCGCGCGGCGCAAGCCGAGGCGGGTTTTTTCGTGAAAAGGGGACATCGCATGACCGGCCCGCATCGTGACGACGAACCGACCAACCCCGAACCCGGCACCCCCGTTGTGCCCGGCACCAACGACCCCGCCGACCCCGAAACCGGACAGCCGACCGACCCCGACAGCGGGCCGGAAACTGACCCGGCCGACGAAGACGGCGAAGACGAATAACGGGGGGCGTCGGTGTCTGATCTCTCCATTGCCGCCGATATCGCGGCGTCGCCCGCCTGGGTGCAGCGCGTGTATCTGGCGGTGACCGATGCGGCCGTTGATATCCTTGCCGAAGACCCCGACGCGCCCGCCCATGACATCCGCGCCCGCCTTGCCCGCGCCGTTGTGCGCGGCGACGCCATGGTGCTTTCGGCGTGGCCCCGCCTGATCATGACGAACGAAACGGTTCGGGCGTCGGTTGTCGCCGATGCGGCGAACAACGGGGCGAACGTGCCGGATGGCGATATTCAATTCACCGTCGCATCGCTTTGGACCAACGTGGCGCGTTCGCTGCTAACCACGGTCTGATGCCGAACCATCCGTTTTACAAAACGGCGTTCTGGTTAAGCCTGCGCCGGGCCGCCCTGCAGCGTGCAAAGTACACCTGTGAGGCGCCCGGTTGCGGCCGTAATGCCCAGCATTTCCGCCTTTATGTCGATCACATCGCGGCCCGGCCGTACAGCGACGGGCCGACCAGCGCCGACACGCTGGCGAACGTGAGGGTGCTTTGCGAACAGTGCGACGCGAAGGTGCGCCAGCTGCCCGACGGCACGCGGCGCAACGGCGGTCGGGTGGTGGTGCCTGGGTGCGACGTGAACGGTTTGCCGACAGACCCGGCGCATCCATGGAACCGGAGTGCATGACCATGCGGCCGTATGAACTTGCGTTCTATGCGTGGTATGTCCTGATCGTGGCGCTTGCCCTGCCCGCCATTGCGGTGCTGTGGCTGACGTGATTACGCTAATGCAGGGCGATTGCCTGCAGCGCATGGCGGAGATACCGGCCGGGTCGGTCGATATGGTGTTGGCTGATTTGCCCTACGGGGTGAGTAATTCGGCCTGGGACACGGTTATACCGCTTGCCCCGCTATGGGCGCATTATCGCCGCGTTCTAAAGCCCAATGGCGCGGTTGTCCTGACCGCATCGCAACCGTTTACATCGTTACTGGTAACCAGCAACCCCGCATGGTTCCGGTATGATCTGGTATGGGACAAGGTCGGCACGACAGGGTTTGCCAATGCGAAGCGCATGCCCCTTCGTCGGCATGAAAGCGTGTTGGTGTTCTATGCCCGGCAACCGACCTACAACCCGGTTATGGAAGTGCGGGGCGCCCCGCGCAACAAGGGCGGCAGCAAGGGCGACAAGGGCGTTTACCGCATCGCCCATAGTGCGCCTTCGTTCAACAACACCTATTACCCTACTTCGATCGTGACCGTATCGAACGCGTCGAAGAAGGGCATTGTTCACCCCAATCAAAAGCCGGTGCCGTTGTTTGAACGGTTGGTTCAGACCTACACCGACGAAGGCGACACGGTGCTAGACAATGCCATGGGGTCGGGCAGCACGGGCGTTGCGTGCCTCAACACCGGGCGCCGGTTTATCGGCATCGAACAGGATGCGCGGTATTTCGACATTGCCCGCGATCGGGTGCATGCGGCCGTGCCCGCCATGCTGCAGACGGCCGAATGACCATGTGCCTAGCAATAGGTCGCAAGTCACCGCCTAGCAGCTCGCATGTAAGGAATGTGGTCTTGTCATGGGGATATCCCCCTAAAAACTCTGGAAGATTGTTGCTTAAGACCTTCGCGCCCCGGTACGCACAGCGCCAACGCTGCAACTTCGAGGTAGGTTACATCTAATGGGCACACCGCGCGCCCCCGCCGAACTACTGCGGGTCAAGGGTTCGACCCTGAAAAACCCGAAGCTTTTCAAGGATCGACGCGACCCGAAAAGCAATCCTTTGGGGCCGCCTTCGCCCTGGATGGACGGCAAGACGGTTGACGCGTGGCGGTGCTTCGTTGCCGAGGTGCCATGGTTGATGGAAAGCGACCGGGTGCACCTTGAAATCGCCTGCAGCATTCGCGGCCGGTTGATGGCGGGCGAAGACGTAGGCATAGGGGCGCTCAACCTGTTGCGCCTTGCGGCCGGGCAAATGGGGTGCAACCCGGCCGACCGTACCCGCATCAAAACCGCCGATGATACCGACGATGCCGACCCGACAGCGGGTTATTTCCAGTGACCGGCGCCTATGCCCGCACCTTGCGGTTTTGCGACGATTGCGCCCCGAAGTTCGAAGCCTGGAAACGGGGCGAAGGGGCGTTGCCGGATTGCAGGCACGTTGACCCGCAAGGCACCGTCGCGCCCGCCAGCTGGGGGCCGGGCACCATGGGGCGCGACACCGCCAATGCTGCCGCCCGCATGCGCGAGCTTGAATGGTTGCTTGCGGGCGCCCTGGCGCGTTTCGAGACGATGGAAAACGGCGGCATCCTGACGGTTTACGATGCCGCGTTGATGGCGGCCCGCATCCGGTACGCCCTGCATTTGGATCACCCCGCCTAACCCATGGCCCAGGTCAACCGTAAGACAACCCCGGCGCATGCGGCGGGGCAGGAAAGCCGCGCCCGCGCGTCGGTCAAGCTGCCGATCGGCGCCGACCCCGCGACCGACTACGCCCGCAAGGTGATCGACGGCACGTACCCGGCCGGGCCGCATGTGCGCAACGCGTGTCGGCGGCACCTTCGCGATCTGGACACCGGGCACGAACGCGGCTTGCGCTTCGACCCCGAAAAGGCGGGCCGGGCGATCGGGTTTTTCCGCGACGTGCTGCGCCTGATCGGGGGCGAGCATGAGGGCGTGCCGTTCGTGCTGCAGCCATGGCAGGAATTCGTAATCGGCTCGCTGTTCGGTTGGCTGAACAGCGACGGTTACAGGCGGTTCCGGGTGGCCTTTATCGAAAGTGGTAAGGGAAGTGGTAAAAGTCCGTTAGCCGCTGGCGTAGGGTTGTATATGCTGGTTGCCGATGGCGAAGAACGTGCAGAAATCTACGCGGGGGCATCGAAAAAAGACCAAGCGATGATCCTATTTCGCGATGCGGTTGGTATGGTCAAGCAATCGCCCGAACTGCAAAAGCGGTTGACGTTTTCGGGCGGGCCGGGCCGCGAATGGAATATCGCTTTTCTGGCGAAAAACGGGTTCTTTCGCCCCATATCGGCCGACGATGGACAGAGCGGCCCGCGCCCGCATTGCGCCTTGCTTGACGAAGTACACGAACACCGCGACGAAACGGTTGTTGAAATGCTTCGCGCCGGTACGAAAGGTCGGCGGCAAGCGTTGATATTTATGATAACTAATTCCGGTGTCGATCGGCAGTCGATTTGCTACCAATACCACGACTATACTTGCCGGGTTTGTGCCGGTGACACGATAGACGATGCGCATTTCGGCTATGTGTGCGCATTAGATGAAAATGATGATCCTTTTGTTTCGGAAGAATGCTGGGCGAAAGCCAACCCGACGCTAGGCGTCACTATCCGCGCCGACTACTTGCGCGAACAGGTCACGGCCGCCCAGGGCATGCCCGGCAAGGAATCGATCGTAAGGCGGTTGAACTTTTCGCAATGGGTTGATGCGGCATCGCCCTGGGTGTCGGGCGCCCTTTGGCGCCGGGCCGAAACCGACCTTGACCTTGACCGCATGGAAGGCGTGCCATGCTGGGGCGGCCTGGATTTGTCGGGCACCAACGATCTAACCGCCCTGGCGCTTGTGTGGAAGGTCGAGGGGCGGTTCAAGGCGGCCGTGTGGCAGTGGACACCGGCCGACACCCTTGCCGAGCGGGCACGGGCGCATCGGGTGCCCTATGACCAGTGGGTGCGGGCCGGGCACCTGATCGCAACGCCCGGCAATTCGGTCGATTACAAATTTCTTGCCCGCGAATTGGGCGACCTTTCGGTCCGGTTCAACCTTCGCGGCATCGCGTTCGACCCGTACCGCATCAAATGGTTTGTGCGCGACTGCGACGAAATGGGCGTGTCGATCAACCTGATACCGCACGGGCAGGGCGTCGGAGAAACGAAAGGGTCAGACCTTTGGATGCCGCGTTCGATCGATATGCTGGAAAAGGCGGTACTGGATGGCACGCTAGACGTACAGCGCAACCCCGTCTTAACGTTCAATGCCGCATCGGCTGTATTGCAGACCGATGCGAAAGGTAATCGCCTGTGGGTTAAAAGAAAATCGGCGGGCAAAATCGACGGAATTGTTGCGTTATCCATGGCATTAGGTGCCGCCGATACCGCGCCGGAAGGCGGAAATCTTGATGATTTCTTGAACAACCCTATAACGGTGGGCTTTTAAATGGCGTGGTTTCGCTGGAATCAGGTTGCGAAGCTTACGCAACCCGAATACTGGAATGCCTTTTTCACCGGGCAGACTTACGCCGGGAAACGAGTATCGCCCGACGATGCGCTGACACTGGATGCCGTATGGGCATGCACGAAACTGATATCCGAAACCCTGGGAACCCTGCCCTGCATGGTCATGAACACCGCCGACAACAGCGTTGCGCGGGGTCATTACCTGTATGAATTTTTCCACGATGCGCCGAACGCCGATCAAACGGCCGTCGAATATTGGGAAAACTGCGGTTTGGCGTTGTGCCTGTATGGTAATTTTTACGCCGAAAAGTTCGTGAACCCGGCCGGGCGACTGGTCGCAATGGTGCCGATGCGGCCGAACGAAGTTCGGGTACAGCGTGACGGCAACGGGCGTCGGCAATACCTGCACTATCGCGATGCCAACAAACCGCCCCGTGTCCTGCCCGAAAACCGCGTTTTCCATGTGCGCGGTATGAGCCTGGGCGACGAAACGGGCATGTCACCGATCGAATGGGGGAAGCAAACCTTCGCGTCGGCGATGGCGGCCGAAGAAGCGGCGGGCAAGCTGTTCGCGAACGGCATGCAGGCGTCGGGCGTTTTGAGTTCCGACCAGATACTTTCGGCAAACCAGCGTGAACAGCTGCGCCTGATTATGGAGCGGTATGCGGGTTCAACTAACGCTGGCAAATTGATGATTTTGGAAGCCGGATTAAAATATCAGGCGTTAGTGCTGGACCCCGAAAAAGCGCAAATGTTGCAGACCCGGCAATTTTCTGTCGAACAGATTTGCCGGTGGTTCGGGGTGCCCGCAATCATGATCGGGCACGCGTCGGCCGGGCAAACGATGTGGGGTTCGGGCGTCGAACAGATCATGTTGGCATTCTCGAAACAGGCGATGCGTTCGACCTGCAAGCGGGTTGAGGCGGCAATCTGGCGCGATCTGCTAACGCCCGACGAACGCCGGGCGATCAAGGTCGAATTCAACATGGAAGGGCTGTTGCGGGGCGACAGTGCGGCCCGTGCCGAGTTCCTGGCAAAGATGACCAGCAACGGCCTCATGACCCGGAACGAAGGTCGCGCATACGAGAACCGGCCCGCGATGCCGGGCGCCGACGGCCTTACCGTTCCTTCCAACCTTTTCCCAATCGACCAGCTGGGCAAGGCACCGGCCGCGCCCGCCGCACCGGCCCAGGAGTAACGCGACATGAAGCGCAAAGACGTTGACCTTGATATCAAGTCGGTTTCCGACGATGGCACCTTCGAGGGTATGTGTTCGATCTTTAACGCGATCGACAGCGCGGGCGAAAAGGTCATTCCCGGCGCATTCGCCGAAAGCCTGACCCGGCACCGCCGCAAGGGCACCGCGCCCCTGATGTTCTGGCAGCACGACCAGCGCGAACCCATAGGCGTATGGGAAGATTTGGCCGAAGACGGGCGCGGGCTTTGGGGCAAAGGGCGCCTGATTTTGGGCGTAAGCCGCGCCGACGAAGCTTACAAGCTTTTGAAGGCGAAGGCGGTTCGCGGCTTGTCGATCGGATACCGGGAAATCGAAGCGGAACCCGACGGGCCGTACCGGGCGTTGCGCAAACTAGACCTTATGGAAGTAAGCGTCGTGAGTTTTGGAGCCTGCCCCGGCGCCCTGATCGATACCGCATCGGTCAAATCCGAGGCGTATGCAGCGCTTCGAACGAAATTGCTGGGCGGGGACCGTCCATCATTGCGCGAATGGGAACACGGGTTGCGCGATGCGCTCGACTTGTCCCGTTCCGAAGCCGAACGCGTGATCCACGCGTACAAGTCTGCCCTGGGGGAACCGGGAGACACCGCACCGACCGACACCGCGCTTGCCGACCTTCGCGCGGCGCTTGCCGGTCTAACCTAACCCCCCATAGGGTTTCTCAACATGTCGAACGAAAACGAACTTTCGCAACTTGCGAAAGACCTTAAGCTTGCCGCCGACAACGTGAAATCGACCGCCGAAAAGCATGCCGTCGAAATCAAGAACCTGGGCGACGCCAGTCTTGAAACGAAGGCGGCCGCCGACAAGGCGCTTGTCGAAATGAACACCCTGTCGGCCCGCGTGCAGGAAGTCGAACGCCAGCTTTCGCGGGCGCCGGGCGGCGCGAAGTCGGAAGGCGAATACCGCACCGCTGGCGCCCAGGTGACCGACAGCGACGGTTACAAATCGTTTCTGGCGAACGGCGGGCGCGGCACCGTGCGTATCGAAATCAAGGCGGTTACATCGGTTGCCGGGTCGGCGGGCGACCTGATCCAGCCTGATCGGCGCCCCGGAATCATCGCCACGCCCCGCCAGCGGTTGCGTATTCGCGACCTGTTGGCGCCGGGCACCACGACCAGCAATTCGGTTGAGGCAATCCGGCAAACGGGGTTCACCAACAACGCGGCCGTGGTCGCGGAAACCACGCTTAAGCCGGAAAGCGACATCACGTTCGAACCGTTCACGGTTCCGGTGCGCACAATTGCACATTGGGTGCCTATTTCCCGTCAGGCGATGGATGATGCGCCCCAGTTGCAAAGTATTATCGACTCTGAGTTGCGTTTCGGCTTAGATTACGCCGAAGAACGAGAAATGTTGACGGGCGACGGCACCGGGCAGCACCTTCGCGGCCTGATCCCTGAAGCTGTCGCATATTCCGCCCCGATCACGATCGCGTCGCCGACCCGGCTTGATATGCTGCGCCTGGGCATGCTGCAGGCATCGCTTGCCGAGTATCCCGCGACGGGCATGGTGCTGCACCCGGCCGACTACGCGGCCGTTACGCTGCTGAAAAACACAGCTGGCGACTACATCTACGCGAACCCGCAAAGTCTGGTCGGCCCGACCCTTTGGGGCTTGCCGGTGGTCGAAACCGTCGCGATCGACATCGATAAGTTTTTAATCGGTGCCTTCGCCATTGCGGCCCAGGTGTACGACCGCATGGGGACGGAAGTCCTAATTTCCTCTGAGGATAGGGATAATTTCGTAAAGAACATGCTAACGGCGCGCGCGGAAAAGCGCGTAGCACTCGCCGTAAAGAGGAGTGAAGCACTGGTATACGGAGATTTTGGTGCAGTAGCGTAGACTTTTACAACCGTGCAAATCTGCTACAATGACGAAAGCCGCAAGGGCGGGAACCCTTGCGGCCTTCTGACAACGATGAACGATGGATGTTCAACGATGCGTGACGACGATACTACGGCCGCCCCTGCCGGGCGCGCAACCGCATGTCTTGAATGCGGGGTTCCGGTTTACTCGAAAACCTGCCCGAAGAAATATTGCCCGGCCTGCGCTGCGGCGCGCAAGCTGGCGTCGGCCCGTGTGGCTATGACGAAACAGCGGCGCAAGCGCGGCGTTGCCCAGGTCAAGGGCACCGTTCTGCAGTGCGGCCGGTGCGGTTGCGAATTTGTGCGAAACGAGCGGAAGCAAACGCTTTGCGGCGGTTGCCGACAAGTCGAAATCTTGGAACTGGCACGGGCACGGGTGAACCGGCTTTCGCGGGAACGCAACGCCCCCAAAATCGGCGCCGAAACGGTGTGCGCTCATTGTACGGCCGTTTTCGCAAGGATTGGCCCGCGTAACTGCTATTGCGAACCCTGCCGAAAACTGCAAAAGGCGGGCAAGTTGCCGTCGCTTCGCGCGTCTGTCGCGGTGTGGCGGAGGCGCCGACACGCAAGCGACCCGAAATTCGCGATCAATAACCGGATGCGCTGGGGCATCAGGCATAGCTTGGTGAATGGCGGCAAGGCGGGTCGGCCATGGGAAAGCCTTGTGGGGTACACCGCCGAAACGTTGATGCGGCATCTTGAGAGGCAATTTCTCAAAGGCATGACCTGGGAAAACCGGGGCGAATGGGAAATCGACCACATCACTCCGCTTGCCCTATTCAATTTCACGACCGCCGAAGACCCGGAGTTCAAAGCGGCCTGGGCGCTGTCGAACCTTCGCCCCTTGTGGAAAGCGGACAACTACGAAAAGCGGGCGAAAAGGCTGTATCTGCTGTGAACAGCAACCAGCATATCGAAGCAAAGGGCGCCTTTTCAGGCGCCTTTTTCATGGGAGAAATCAGCATGCGATACCGAGCCGTGCGCCCCTATCGGGGGCGCGAGGGCGACATTAAGGCGGGGCAGATCGTGGATATTGACGAACGCCGGGCGGCCGAACTGGGAAAGCTGGTCGAACCCGCCGAAGGCGATACCGGCGCGAAGGCGGTACCCGGCGCCCCGCAAAACAAGGCGGAAGACGCGCCCGCCAACAAGGCGGTGACCGTCGAAGGCACCGTATCGAAGCGCGGCCCAGGTCGGCCGAAGAAGAACGCGGAGTAACAAGCCATGCCGATGATTGCCGATGCCGTGCTTGACGGCGGGTTGACCATTCTCGACACGACCGCGAGCCATTTGCATATCTGTTCGTCCGAACCCGGCACGTTCGCGGCCGTCGCAACCGCCAGCCTGGGCAACGCGGCGGTGTCGATCGGCGCCCCGGCCGCGCGGGGCGGGGGCGGCCGACAGGTCACGGTTGCCGCGATTTCCGGGGCGACGGTGACTTCGACGGGTACCGCATCGCATTACGCGATCGTGGATCAAGCCGGGTCGGTGCTGCTGGCGGCCGCGCCCCTGTCGGCATCGCAAGGCGTGACGGTGAACAACACGTTCAGCCTGGGCAGTTTCACGATCGGCATACCCGGCGCGGTCTGACCGGGCGGGTGAGTTCCTGAGATGGCGGAAATAGTTTCGACGGGGCGGGGCACGGTCAAACCGGCCGGTGCCCTGACCGTCGAAAAAACCGGGCAGTATGCCGCCCTGACCGGCCTATGGGCGTTCAACGAAACCGGGGAAGGCGCGTCGGTCAATCTGGCGGACCCCGGCACCGGCAACGCGACGCTGCAGGGAAGCGCCAGCATCGCGGCCGATTCGGTCGGGTCGGCGCTGTCGGTCGGCGGGTCGGCCAGCCAATACGCGGCGACGGGCCTTACCGGCGCCGCGCTGGGCATCGGCGGCGGTTCGGCGCGAACCATCTTCGGCCGCGTTCGGCCGTCGGCATCGAACTTCGCGGGCGGTTTCTTCTCATACGGCACCGCATCCAACAACAGCAGCGTGACCATCCGGCGCAACGGCGGGAGCAACTACTATCAGCTTGACATGGGGTTTGCCGACATCAACACGGCGAACGGCGCGGTTGCGGCGGGGGCGGTTTCCACCTTCGTCATGACCTATAGCGGCGGCGTCGCCAAGCTGTACCACAACGGCGCCTTGGTCGGTTCCCTGAGCCGCACCCTGACGACCGGCACCGACGCGGCGTTCCAGATCGGCCGGTACGTCTACGGCAATTCGACCCCGAACAACGATTTCGCGTGGCACGGGCAGGTTTACGAAGTCGGCGCGGTTGCCGGCGTCGCGTGGTCGGATGCCGAGGTTGCGGCCTATGACGCGGCGCCGCTGGGCATGCTTCGCACGGCCGAACCGACCGACCACGCCCTTACGGCCGCCGCGATCACCACGGGCGCCCCGGCGCCGGGCGCCCCGGCCGTCGCGCAAAATCACCAGCTGGCGGGCGCGGGGTTAACAACCGGCGCCCCGGCACCGGCCCGCCCGACCGTCGCCCAGGCGCACACGGTCACCGCCCAGGCGGTCGAAACCGGCGCCCCGTCGCCCGGCCGCCCGGTGTTCGACCAGCTGCACCAGCTGGCGGCCGCCGCTGTTGTTGCCGGTGTCGCGGTGCTGGGCGCCCCGGCGCTTACGATCACGAACCACGCCCTTGCGGCAACCCCGATCGAAACCGGCGCCCCGGTGCTGGGCGTGGCATCGATGGCGGGCGACGATGCGGTTGTTGCGCCTAGTCTGCTGACCGGCCCGGCCGCCCTGGGCCGCCCCGCGATCACGCAAGCGCACGCCCTGCAGGCGGTCGGGGTCACCGCCCAGGCGCCCGACCTGGGCGCCCCGGCCGTCGCCCAAACGTACCAGCTGGCGGCCGCCGATCGGGTCACCGGGGCACCGGCACCGGGGCGCCCGGCGCTTGCCCAGCTGCACACGCTGGATGCTTCGAACCTGCAGACCGGCGCCCCGCAACTGCCCGCGCCGGGGTTCTCGGGGGGCGGGGCGTTCCTGGCAACCACGATCACGACCGCCGCGCCGACGATCGAACGGGCCGCGTTAACGCAAAATCACGTCGCGGTGGTCGCGCCGATCGGCGTTTCGGCGCCCGCCCTGGGCCGCCCGGCGCTTGAACAGTTTCACACCCTTGCGGCCGCCGATCGGGTCACCGGGGCGCCCGCCCTGGGCCGCCCGTCGATCAATTTCGAACAAGGGTTAGGGGGTTTCATGTTCGTATCGCTGGATGAAGCTAAACGGCACTTGCGCGTCGATTACGACGACGACGACAGCGACATTTCGATAAAGCTGTTGGCTGCGGAAGAGGCGGTAAGCGATTACATCGGCCGCCCGATACCCTGGCTTGATGGCAACGGTGTCGAGGTGCCCGCCCCGGCCGCGATACGGGCCGCGACGCTGCTGTATTTGGGCGACCTGTTTTCGAACCGACTGGGCGTGACCGAAGCGCGGTTATCCGACAACCCGACCGCGTTGCGCTTGCTGCAGCGGCACCGATCGTTTGGGGAACCCTAAGCCATGGCGCGGCCGGTGCGGGCGGGCGACCTTGACCAGCGGGTGACACTGCAAAACCGGGTCACGGTGCCCGATGGCGGGGGCGGTTACGAAACCAGCTGGTCGGACACCGGCACCATTTGGGCGAAGGTCGAACCGCTGGGCGCGGCCGAAAGTCTGGTTGCCCAGCAATCCGAAAGCATCGTGCGGTACCAGATTTGGGTGCGCTGGCGCCCCGATCTGGCGGCCGACATGCGCCTGATCTGGCGCGGCAAAACCTTCGATATCGTCGGCGTTGCCGATGCGGGGCCGCGCGTCGAAACGGTGCGGCTGGATTGCGCAAGCGGGGGGTCGGAGTAATGGCGCCGAACTATGGGGCGATACGCGGCAAGGGCGGCAACAGCGGCGGCCGGGGCCGGAAAAGGCGGGTGCAGGGCGAAACGACCTTGCGTTCGGTGCTGCGCAACCTGCCCGATGCCTTGACCGAAGGCATACGCAAGGAAATCCGCGAAGCGGCCGAACTTGTGCATTTCGAAGCTATGAAGCGGATACCGAACGAACACCAGAACCCGTACAGCACGGGCGATCTGTCCTCAAAATTCCGGGTCGCGATCGACAAGGGTGGGTTGCGGGCGCGGGTCGGCACCTTCGGCCGGAACCGGGCGCGGCATGCGCACCTTGTCGAGTTCGGCACGGCGGCGGGCACCCGAAAGGACAGATACGGCAACAGCTACCAACACCCCGGCACGCCCGCGCATCCCTATCTTGTGCCCGCGTACCAGCTGCACCGGGTCGAGAATTTCCGCCGCATCAAACGGGCGGTTGTCGCTGCACTGGAAGCGGCAAGCCGGGGCGACGGCGTGCTTTCGGGCGTGGCGCCCGTCAACCCGCAAGCCGGTGATCTGGCAAGCCTGATCGGGGATAGCCTGTAATGAGTGCTGCAGCGTGGCCGGTGCAAGTTGCCGTCTTCGGCCGCCTTGCCGCCGATCTGGCGCCGATCGCGGTCTATGATATCGCCCCGACGAACAGCGCGTTTCCCTATGTCACGATCGGCGAATTTACCGGCGCCGACGATTACGACAAATCCGACGATGCCGAACGCCTGACCCTTACCCTGCATGTCTGGTCGCGCAAAACCGGCCGGAAGGAATGCAAGGAAATCATGGGCCGGGTTCGCGCCAGCTTGCACGGCAAAACCCTGCCCGTCGCTGGTTTCCAGCCGATCGCGCTTCGACAGGAATTCGCAACGGACATGATCGACCCCGACGGCATCACAATTCACGGGGTCATTCGGTTCGGCGGGCAGATCACCCTAACCTAAAGGAGTACATATTTTGGCGAATGAAAAGGGACTTCGGTGCTTGCTCTTGGTTGGCGCGACGGCAACGGCGGCGGCAACTTTCACGAAAGCCGAAGGGCAGACCGACACGTCGTTTGACGGCACGGTTTCCATGGCGACAACGACCGACAAGGATTCCGGCGATTGGGAAACCGGCCTTGCGACCACGCGAAGCGGCACGGTGTCGGCATCGGGCAACCTGAAAACGCCCCGGCCGATGCTTGACCTGTTGGAAACCGCCTGGGTGACCGGCGCGACCCACAATTGCCGCATCGTGTTCGACAGCACGGGAAAAGGGTACAGCGGCGATTTCTACATTTCTTCGTTTAACATTTCTGGGTCGGCAACCGACGTGGGTAAATGGTCGTGCAGCCTGACCCCGGCCGGTGCCCTGACCGCGAACCCGCTGACCTGATGACCGTGCGAAGCGCGAACCCCTGGCGGGGCGAAGTGCCGGTAAGCCTGGGCGGTGAGGAATACACCGC